ATAGCTACATTATAAATGTTGCCTATTGTTCCCTCTTCCCAAATCATTAGCCTTGCTCACTCATATCGTAATGTAACGCTAGATTGCCTATCTTTGCTGCTCCAGCAGAAGTGCAAATTAGCTTTGGTGCTAAATGTGTGGAATAGCCAGTAAATGTTGCTCGGCCTAATCCATATGTTGTTCTGTCTATTGTTGCTATTTCTTCGTTTGTATTTATATCGGTTGGATCAGTTGCTACAAAAACTTGCCATTGATTAGTGCAAGCCATATCAATCCCAGTAAAATCTTTGCTGGTAGCTGGCTTTGATGCGTCTAAAAATGGTAACTGTATTTCTACTGTGCTATTATCGTATGTCTGACCACTTGCACCACCTAATGAAAATAATTTATTGCCACTTCTGCATAAAACTTGTTCGCTATCATACGCCCAATTATCTATAACAAATCCAGGTTCATACGTTGACCACGCACTAACCTTGCTTGATGGAAAGTAGCTAAAAACAAAAACAGTTGATCCAATAGCAATCAAGTATCTGCCGTTCTTTGGATCAAGTATAGCTTGTGCATTTATAGCTGCATCTCTATCAGACGCTATAGCAGTTAATATAGTGTCATCAATAGGATTGCCAATATCCCCAACAAAAGCAGCATTAGAACTATCTCTTGCTCGTAAACTTCTAATACCTGATTCACTTAAATAAAAAACATCATTGTCGCCAAACTCAATAACGCTTTGTGGAGATATTGTACCAGTATTGTTTAACACTTGTATTTGACTATTTTGCGCATCATCTGCTGACACAAACCATATTTGTATTGCCTCTTTTGCAAATACTGCAAGGTTAGAATAATAACTTGCCATAGCTTGTAATGACTCTGATCCACTAGCATTATTAGATAAATTGATAAACCCAGCACCAACGCTTGAATTGTTAAATTCTGTAGGATCGTTAACCCCACTATAATGCAACAATGAATCTGACAAAGCATACATTTTTGTTTTTACTGGCTTGATAAAAGCGCCTGGAGTGTAGCCATTAACAGCGTTACTTGTTGCTCCTCCGTCCATAATAGAAATATTATTTGTAAATGCAGTTGTTACATTTCCTGAAACAGTTACAACAACAGCAAAATTATTAAATGACGCACCACTTTCTTTAGATATAATATTTACTAATGCACCAGTTGAAGTGGCTTCATATTCAGGAGTTGTATTTGCCTCATTAATAGCATCTGCAATTAATGACGCTGTATTAGAATTAGATGATGCCCAAGGTACTTGTGCGTTAATAATTGATACGCCATTTACAGTTATATTTGTTACAGCATTATCAACACCACCTGACATATTGTTAATACTTGACACAGTAACTGCACCATCTACTTCTACTGTTACAGCAAATCCATTAACTGTAACGCCAGTTGTAACTGAAGTTATTGTTACGACTGATCCACTTGCAGTAGCTGTATAATTAGGAGATGTAGTTGCAGCATTGATTGCATTAGCTACATTTGTTGCAGTAGACGCATTTGTTCCAGTATGCGCTACTGGCGTTGAAAACAAATCAACATTATTGACTCTGACAACACGAACATTATCTCCAGGATTTGCCGTACCACTTGCTACAGTAAATGATCCAGTAGCTGAAGTTCCACCAGCTGATCCTCCAGTTACAGAAAATTGATTTCTTGCTCTGCCGTCAAACCAATCTGTAATTCTTGTTCCATCGTAATAATGAAATATCCTACCATCTGCAAATTGTGCAGAGGCATAAACTCTTCCATCAAAAAAATCTGTATCTAAAACTTTTGTTAATGCCGTGCCTGATGGGTGCTGTAATCTTACATAGTTAACGTTTGCTGGAGTGCCACTTGCAAAAGTTACGCTACTTGCTGCATCACTACCAAAAACATATATCTGACCATTAGCTGCTGCTAATCCAGTTGTATTAGATGGTAAAGTTGCTAACTCAACAAAAGCTGGCCTTTTTTCTATTTCGCCACCTCTTGTTATATGTGCGTTTTTTAGCGTAATTAAAGTTCCAGGAGTAGCTGTAACATTAGATCTTCTTGAATCTAATCCACCCCTAAAATCCTCAATTAACACATAAGCCATTTAACTGCTCGGAGTTGTAGCTATTAATGGTGGACTCTTTGGTCTATACATACCCTCTGGTTCGCCACCACCGATAACAAAAGTTTCGCTTTTTGCTAACCTTGCTTTTAATCTCGCATAATGTGCTTGTGCTTGTGCTAATTTGTTTTGTGCATCTGCTTGTTTTTGCCTTGTTAACATTTCAGCAGCTGCATAAAGAACAATAAGCTGATCGTCTAAATCAGCTGTGTCTGTTTCGTTTATTAACCCACCTAAATTCTTTATACCATGAAACCTAACCATACCTTGTTTTGTACTAGATACGCTATTAGTAGATGGTATAGGCCAAATTTCGATTTGATTATTTTCGTGTGTATCATAATTTTGTATTGGATATGAAGTTATGCCTCTATCTGAGTCAAATTGATTATATTGCCTTGCACCAATACCATAATCTAATTTTGTCCAATAATCGCCGTGTTTAAACTCAGCTTTCTCTATTCGCTCAAAGGTAAGATCACTAGGCAAATCGTAATATCTTTGATTTGTCGATATATCAATATCTCTTATGACACGCAGAAAAGGCCACCCATAATCTTCCCACAATCTTCTTTGTGTTCTCTGCAATACGTTTACAAGCACATCTCTGGTTGATTTGCCTAAACTTGGTTGCAATGAATGACCGATTTCTGATCGCAAGTCATTAATTAATATTGCTAGTGTTGTGCCTCTAGCCATTTAATAACCTTTTCCACCTTTGCCTTTGCCCTTACCTTTAGTCTTTGGCATCTGATACCTCCTCTGTTTCAGTTACATAAGCTTCATTAACTTCAGTCTTAGGATCATCTGCAATGAAATGACCTTTATTATCTCTTGCTCTCTTAGGCTTGGCTCTAGCTTTTTTTACTGGCTTTTGCGTTTTGTTTTGCAGATACAGTTTGTCTAAATATCCATCATCTATTCGTGCATCTTCAAAAGATTTTGGCAAAGCGCCATAACGCCCAAACACCTCTTCTACTTTCTGATCGCCGTATAAAATACCTAATCTATCTCTTTCAGCTTTATCATCAGTTTCTACATCGCCAACAACAGCTAAATTAAACACGGAAGTTTCTCCGTGTATGTTTCTCAACATTACAACTTCAGGAATTGTAATAAAATTTTTATACAAAACATTTCCAAGATTGCCACCTATAGCAATATTGCCAGTTAATTGTTCCATTTAATCCTCCTTGTAATCAATGGGCAAGCTGGAGAACGCACTTGCCCATTGGGTTATTGGCTTTACGCTATTTCGTAAACACCATGACAGTTTAATTGTGATGCACAAAGAACAGCAGTCGTAGTTATTGCACGATACATAACGTATTGTGTTGCTGGTCTTGCTGGTGCATGACGCTTCATTTTCTCTCCGTCCATGTAATGCAAGTAAAGCTTGGACGGATCAATGATATAACAACGCTTATCAGGATCTTTTCCTGAAATTGTTAGATCATCAAGTGTTGGATCATACTGAAATTTTAATCCAGCATAACTAATGTCGCCTACAGAAATATCCATGTTCTTTGAGAAACCTTGGTTACTGTAGTTACCATTTCTTCTGATTTCATCAGCTAAACGATCCATAAATGCAGAACCAGCTAAAGCTATAGTTGGCTTGCCTCCAAATCTTTTTAACTGACGAATTTCTGTATGAAGAAACTCAATTAACTCTTGACCAGTAGCAGTATTGGCGATTGCCACATTTGCTCTGTTTCTCCACCAAGTATTACTTACTGTGGATAATCCTCCAACAGTAGTTCCACTTGCTGACGGATCATCAACAATAATTGATCTGATACCAGCTAACGCATTAGCATCGCCAGTTCCATCTCCATATAATAAAGTGTTCATACCTCTAGCATAACCCTCCATCATATCGTCTAGCTTATCTTCTAAAAGATTAACTAAAACTGTAGTATCTCTACCACTATGATTAGAAGTGCTTGCACCAGCTAAACTATCTGTAACACTAATGCCGTCCTTTTTAAGTTCGGTTAATGTTAAAGAGATACCAGTATGATGCTCTTTCCAAGGGTAATTAACCCTTTCGATGTTGGCTGGATTTGCATATGACACAGTATCATTATGTGTATATCCAGCTACAGTTGAGGTATATACGCCTTTTACTGCTAGACTAACGTTTTCCTTACCACCTGGGAAAGTCTTTGCAGACTTATCCATTGCAGCAAGCAAAGGCTTGTCTTGAAGTGAATTTGCGTAAACTTTGCCCTTGTCTATATAATAGTCAAGAGCAGCATTCGCTATATTAGCGATTTCGGCTGAAGAAAAAGCCATTTTTATTGCTCCTTAAAAGTATTATGATCCTCCAGTTGCCAAAGCATTTTGAACAGCCTCCATAAGACTCTTAGGCTCTGGCATAGGCGAACCACCTAATTTACCACCAGACAAACTTCGTATTGGCCTCTTAGCTCCCATTCTACTTTGATGACGCTTTGTAACTGTGTCATAAGCTTCTTGTGCCATAGCTACTGCATCTTCAGGTGTTTCAGGTCGCCCTCTTTCACGAACCAAAGCCGATACTCTGTCGTCAACTTCATCTTGTTTGAGTTCAAAATCAGGATCTGTTTTCCGTGCATTCTCTTCCCAGCTTGTAACAGATTGAGCAATAACGTTAATTTGTTCTTGAGCGTTCAATTGTTCTTGCTCATTCAACATTTGTTGATTAGCGTTTTTCTGCAATTGAACATCTGCTCTAGTTCTAGCTAACTCTTTACCTACATCTTCGTCCATATATCCATCGTCAATTTTTTGCTGAATGTCATCAGGAAGTATTTGGCCAGTTACTTGTTGCAAATTGCTAATAATTGGCTGTAATGCTTCTAAGGCAGCTTGGGGATTGCTTTTCATTAATCCCATAATTGACAAGCCTTGAGCAGTTTCTTCAGGACTCAATTTCATCTCTTTTAAAGATGCTTGGATCTTTTCGTATTG